GCCCAACGGCCCGGTGATCGCCCCCTTCTAAAGGGGGATATAGGCGGTACCTAAGGGGGAACGAAAGTTCCTCCTTTTTTGTGCTTGTGTTGCCGACGCCGATGCACACAACAAAGGACGCCACCCGCATAATACCCATAACACCCATGAAAATCACCGAAGAACAACTCATCTCGTTTGTGCGCGATGAAATCGACACCAGCAAGATGTCCAAGAAGAAGTACCTCCAATACGTCCTTGAAGCCCTCAAGGAACCGATTGAACACGAAGTCTCCTTCAATCCCGAAATCGAAGACAACTGGACGCACACGATCTGGCTCTGCGAATACCCGAGCTACGTTTGCTCTAGCGTCGCCTGCGACGGCGGCGAGCGTAGCCGCTACTGGCTGGACAAGCGTATGTCCGGCACCGAGTACGCCTGCATCTTCAAGGCCAACCCCGACATTGATTACATCGTCCTCCGCTGCGGCAACAAGCGTCCCCGCTATATCATCGTCGACGGCAGCAAGTACCGCAACCTCGCCAACTAACATGGAACTCAAGCTCCGAGACTATCAGGAAGCCGCCGTCACCGCCGCGCTGTCGCACCTCGCCAAGGGCGTCAACCCTCTGGTGATCGCTCCGACGGGTGCCGGCAAGACCGTCATCGCATCCAGCATCATGCACCGCTGGCAGGCCGGTACGAACCGCAAGTGTTTCTTCGTGGCCCATCGCAAGGAACTGATTGACCAGGCGGCTGCGACGATGATCCGTGCTGGCGTGGTCGGCGAAGCCCTGTCCGTCTTCTCCGCTGACTTCGACCATATCTCCGCCGAAGACAAGGCCACCGCGCTGGTCGTCTTCGACGAAGCCCACCATGCCGTCGCCTCTTCGTGGGCTAAGTTCAACGCAGCCTTCACCGGCCCTAAGGTCGCCGTGACCGCCACGCCTGACCGTCTCGACCGCCAGCGTCTGGAAACCGTCGGCTTTGAGACCGCCTACGAGATTGCCATCCGCACCCTTATCGAGCAGGGTCACCTCGTCCGCCCGATGGCTCAGAAGATGCCCGTCGAGATGAGCCTCATTCGCCTGCGCGGTTACGAAGACGCCTTGGAAGCGGTCGCCGACAGCATCGTCGCCGAGCTGAACCGCTGGGATCGCAAGAAGGCCATCGCCTTTCTGCCCGACGTCGACTCCTCGCTCCGCCTGGTCGCCCACCTCCGCCAGCGCGGCATCGAAGCCGGCCACGCCGACGGCAGCACGGGCAAGTTCCGTGCCGGCACCGTCGAAGCCTTTAAGAGCGGCGACCTGCGTGTCCTCTGCAACGTCAACCTTTTCACCGAAGGCTTCGACGCCCCCGAGACCGATTGCGTCATCTTGCTGCGTCCGACCCAGTCCCGCGCCCTCTGGTGCCAGATGATTGGTCGTGGCCTCCGCACGGCTCCGGGCAAGACCGATTGCCTAATCCTAGACCCTATGTGGATCAGCGGCGAGAACTCCTTCACGCCGGCGGACGCCTTCACGGTTCACCCGCAGGCCAAGTCCGCCCAGATTCAGGGTTCGCATGACCCGCTCGACGCCGCGCAGGGTTGCGACCGCCAGGCGGAGGAAGCCATGCTCCGCCGTATCGCCGCCGAAGAGCAGCGGTCGGCCACGAAGGAAGCCAAGGAACTGGGGCTGGTCGACCTGTCCGTCGCCTGTGCCGTCTTCGGCTTTGTCCTGCCGGCGTCGACGTCGGACTCGTCCATGTTCCACTACCAAGGCACCGAGCTGTCCCGGTACGGCGTTTATGCCAAGGGAATGACCGCTGACCAGGCCGACTGGATGATCGCCCGTCTGAAGGCACGGGAAGCCCTTAATCTGGCCACCGTGAAGCAGGTGCGTAAGCTCCAGCAGTTCGGGGTGCGCGGTGCCGAGCGTCTGTCGAAGGACTCGGCGTCGAAGGCCATATCCTCCGATTGGCGTATGCAAAAGGGCGGGAGCCGCCAGTCCCCCCTCCAAAAAATTTACGGACGAATCTTCGATAACTATGATGCCTAAAAATAACAAGCCGCTGGTCTTTATGATCACCGGGGTCGCTCGCGCGGGGAAGGACACCTTCGCCGCTTGTCTGATGGAACACTTCAACGGCAACGGTTGCCGTGCCGAGGTCTTCAAGTTCGCCGACGTCCTGAAGGACAGGGCGAACGACGTGCTTCGGGCGATGGGGGTCTTCAAGGCCGGGGAGCGGGACTTCCACGCCGAAGACTTCAAGGTTCGCCATAGGGGGCTGCTGGTCGAATTAGGCCGTACCCTCCGGGGGGTGGACAAAGATATCTTCGCTCGGCACCTGAACGCCCAAGTGCATATGTTCTTGGACTACGCGCCGATCGACGTCCGCCCCGTGGCCTTGGTCTCGGATTGGCGTTACCTGAATGAGTACCTGTTTTTGGCCAAGCACCTCGATGCCCAGATCGTCACGGTCGAGATGCAGCGGCCTGGTTACGGGCCGGCGAACGACGAGGAGGCGGGCAGCTTGGCGGACATGATGGCGTCCATGCAGATACTGCATACTCGGTTGGCGGTTGACCCCGCCGGCGTCCGTGCCGTAGCGTCTGAAATCTACCACATCTACCGATGAAACCAGACAAAGAACAAATCGACCGCCTAGGCTTTGAGGTCTGGGCAGACAACGCCATCGTGAACATGATGGAAAACCTGCCGCCTGACTGCACGGGGTTGAGTTGCCACGACGACGATATGAGCGTCCAGATCACCTTGGTCGGCAAGGACGTCATCGGACGAGTCCGCGCTTACGTTCCGGGCTACGGCTGGAAGCATCACGAACGCACGATCCGTCGTTCCTGCTATAACAACTGATGAGCCGCTTCATCCCAGTCGACCCCGAGAAGTGGGCGGCGATGGTCATCGCCCAGAGCGACCTCGTCCGCTATAAGGAAATCTGCGACGAGCTGGACGCCGAATGCACCCGCCTGAAAGACGAGAACGCCCGGTTGCGTTCGTTTTCCACGCGCACGATTATCCCAAACATAGACTTGGAAGCCGAGAACGCCCGGCTCAAGGCCGAGGTGCATCGTCTTGAAGAGATTGTTGGCTCTGATGCCATCGACAAAAAGTATGGGATGTGCTGTGACGCATCCGCACAGGTCGAGAGGCTGACCAAGGCCGGGGATGAACTTGAGCGAGTGCTTACGAGCAAGATGTCTTCTTATGAAGTCGGAAACGCCTCGTTCCAATGGCGAGCCGCCAAGGAGGGCAAGCAGCCGTGAAGCACCCGAAGCAGGTCGGTATGTCCTGCAAGAATACCCGCTTCATCAAAGCCTCCCTCACCCCCAACGAAGCCAGGCTTGTCGAGAAGACCACAAAAGCCGACCGTGATCGATGGAACGAACTGATGGCCAAACCTTGGAACAAATGGCAACCTCAAGAAGAGACAACTACGGCAAAATCAAGCAAGCGGTCGTCGAAGCCCACGCCGCCGGCCTGACCTACGCCGACGTCCAGGCCAAGTACGGCTACCGACGTGCCAGCCTTTACGAAGCCGCCCGACACCTTAACCTTAAACTCAAACCCTCCAAACATCGCACATGAGAAAGCCCCCTATCAACCTTACCCAGTATACCCATAAGATGCCACGCCGCTGCCACGCCCTGCTCGTCATCCTCGACGGGGGTAAGGTAGAGCATCCCGAGTTCGTGGCCTACAGCCGAGACGAGTACGCCACCGAGCTGGCCAAGTGGAAGCGCACCGTGCTGCCGACCCTCCGCCGGTCGAACGTCGAGTTCTGGGAACTGCACAACGGCGATCATCAGGCGGTCAACCTGCTCAACCGATGAGCCGCCAGAAGATTAATTGCTACGGGCGTCCGCCGGCCAGACTGGCCGTCCTAGAGGGCATCAAGCACGGCCTGACCGCCAAGGAGACCGCCTACTCCTACGAGTATAGCCTCCGCGCCGTGCAGGAAGCCGCCGCCCGCATGAAGGTGTCCTTCATCTGGTCTGGAATCGGTCGACCCCCTAAACACCTGCCTAATAATAACAATGAACATCAATAAGGGCTGGAAGCGGTTCATGGCGGTCGGCTGCTCCCACGGGATGTATGCCGACCCGAAGGCCATCTCGGGCGTCCTCAAGTTCAAGGAACGGTGGAAACCCCATATGACCGTCCACCTAGGCGACTTCGTGGACATGACCCCCTTCATGTCGTCGGCGCGGGGCAAGGGCGACGCCGTCGAACCCGATATCGGCGGGGGGCTGAAATTTCTAGACCAGCTCCGCCCGAACATCGTTCTGGCCGGCAACCATGAGGTACGCCTATGGCGGGAAGCGGCTTCGGACGACGAAATCTATTCCGGCTACGCCCTTCGCCTGATCAACGACATTACCGAGCATTGCCGTAAGCGAAAAGCCCTGTTCATCGAGTACACGGGCATCTGGCAGGCGTTCCAGTTGGCCAACTACAAGTTCACCCACGGCACCGTCTACGGGGAGAACGCCCCACGGGACATGGCCGAGATGTACGGCAACGTGATCTTCGCCCACACGCACAAGGTCGGTCGCATGACGGGACGCCGGGACGATACTCCGACGGGCATCAGCGTCGGCACCCTGACCCGCCGGGGGGCTATGGATTATGCCAACACCCGCCGCGCCACGTTCGCCTGGTCGCAAGGCATGGTCTTCGGCTACTATACCGACGATAAACTCATACCGTGGGTGCATGAGCAGCCGCACGGCCAAGACGAATGGATTTTACCCGTATGAAGACCGAAGAAGTCCTGAAGAAACTCTGGAAAATAAGGTCTAAGGGAGCCGACGAGATTCCCAAAGGCTTCAAGGACTTGGATCAGTTGACCAAGGAATGGAAGGTTCACCGCACGACGGCGCGGGAATGGGTGCTGGAACTGGTCAAGGCCGGCGAGATAAAGCAGCTCAAGTTACGCTTCTTCGACGGTAAGCGTATCCAGATGAAATACTTTTACGGTTGATGAAACCCATTTGCTTCAAGGTACGGGGGGGTGGTAATTGCTCTGGTACGAAGGGCGGACGAATCCGGCTTGGCGTTAAGGGTGGCGGCACCGGCCCTCTTGTTTACGAAGACAAGGTCTTCACTATTTCCACAAGCCCTGATCAGTACTTGTTTATTTCTGAAAACCATAGTAACGAGTACAAGTATAACCAGCCACCCATGAGCGAAAAACAAAACAAGATTCGCTATCTTTCTGTTTGCTCCGGCATGGAGGCAGCGTCGGTAGCCTGGCATCACATGGGCTGGAAGCCGGTCGGATTTTCCGAGATTGAACCTTTTCCATCAGCCATCCTCAAACACCGATTCCCTAACGTACCTAATTATGGCGACCTCACCAAACACGCCGAGTGGCCCCTATCAATTGGAGATGTGGACCTCCTCGTCGGCGGAACTCCCTGCCAGTCTTTCTCAATCGGAGGCAAGCGAGGAGGCATGGATGATCTCCGTGGTCAACTCGCCCTTGCCTTTGCCGAGCTGGCTGGACGACTTCGACCGCGCTGGATTGTCTGGGAAAACGTCTCGGGCGTTCTATCCAGCGGCGGCGGACTCGATTTCGCCGCCTTCCAAAGGTCGCTGGTTGACCTCGGGTATTGCTGTGCCTGGAGGCAGCTGGACTGCAACGGCTTCGGACTTCCCCAGCGACGCAAAAGAGTGTTCCTTGTCGGATATCTTGGAGACTGGCGACCACCTGCTGCGGTACTCTTTGAGCGCGGAATGTTGCAGGGGAATCCTCGAAAGGTCGAAGGGCAGGGGGAAGAGTATGCCGGCTCCTCTGATGAGAACATTGGAACAGGTTGCGAGCAAGCCCCAGTAGCTTTTCAGCCTGGCAACCTACGACGTCAGGCCGTAGCTAACCCGTCCTACGACTTCTTCCCTACGGTGTCTACGGACAGCGGGGATCAGAACGCCCATGTGGCCATCCCGCCGTCGACGGTTCGACGTTTGAGTGTCGTCGAGGTCGAACGCCTGATGGGCTTTCCCGACAACTGGAGCCGCATCCCGTACAAAGGTAAGCCGGAGGAAGAGTGTTCGGACTCACCCCGTTACCACGCCTGTGGCAATTCAATGGCCGTGCCGGTCATGCGCTGGATTGGCGAACGCATCAATTTCATCCATGGCAAAGTATCATCCTAACGCAATCCGCATCGAGCCTGGAGAGTGGTTCGACGACGCTATCGTCGGGACGTCAAAGGACGGTTTCCTGATCTACTCCTATTACCGGCTTATCGAAGTACACATGAGGTACATGAACGAGTCCGAAGAGGACAGCGCGGAGTGGATTAATTTCAATGTGATCGGCCTGACCTGCGACAACGCACCGACTTTCAAGGTCAGTTACGCCGCCCGGTATCAATGGAAGAAATATAAGCCGAGCTGCCTTAAAGGATTGCGTAAGCGGAAATAGGCGTCCACAAGTCAAAGAGCCACCATGACCACCGAAGATTACCTTTTCCCGGTTTCTGAAGTGAAGACCGTCCCCATGACGTCTTCCGAGAAACATAAAAAACTGCGTAAGCAGCAGGCCGAAAACAGCGACCGGCATCATCACCCGGAAGAAAAGATCAAGCAGCTTGAGACGCTTGCCCCTATGATCAAGGGCGACATCTTGGAAGTCTTCGCCGGAAAGGGAAACCTGACCAAGTGGTACGAGCAGCACGGCAACGTGACCGCCATGTCTAAGGAGACTACCGGCGACAGCTTCAACTACATCTACGAACTACGCGCCAAGAAGAAGAAGTATGATGTCATCGACATCGACGGGTACGGTTACCCGGACAAATTCTTCCCGGTGGTCTTTGAGATGATGAAGCCCAAGTGCCTTCTGATCTTCACCTTCCCCATGGTCGGGGTGCAATGCGTCAACGGCATCTACGAGATGCACTACGCCGTATTTTGGAAAAGCACCAGGCCGAGCATCGGAGACGTGGTCGGAGGCATCACGGACATGGCCATGAGGGAGTGGACTATCCCCAGTCTTGTCGACGTCACGAAGATGAAGCCAATCCTGCGATTCGCCTTCATGTGCGAACGCAAGAAGGCCACCGAACTTTGCAACGTCAGGAACCGATAACATGACCACCGAGGATCGTATTTCCGGGGCGAGAGCCTATCTCGCCAAACTGCCTGCCGCCGTCGCCGGCCAAGGCGGTCACCCCGCCACCTACCGCGCCGCCAGCATCCTTGCCAACGGCTTTGACCTGCCGTGGTCGGACGCCTGGGCGTTGCTACAGGAGTTCAACGCCCGTTGCTCTCCCCCTTGGTCGGAGAAAGACCTGCGTCACAAGTTGAACGACGCCTACGTCAAGCCGCACGAACGCCAGAAGGGCTGGCTGGTCGCCGGCAAGGAACGCCGTGTCGGCGCGAACGGACGCTTCGTCTTCGACCCGAACCGGGTGGCGGAGCTGGTCGACGTGCAGACGCCGTTCACGACCGCCGACGTGCTGCTGAACTGCTTCAAGGACGAGGACGTCATCTGCATCACGAACGAGGCCGGCCAGACCGATGACGGCAAGTGGTTCCCAGCGTCGAAGGGCATCTTCCTGACCCGCGCCGAGTGGATCACCAAGTTCTTCGGCCCCGGAGCCGTGGGGGCTGCGAAGTTCGCCGGCACGGAGTCGGGGGCTTGGATTCGTATCAACCCCTTCACGCCCGACGACTTTACGGGTACCGACGGTTCGGTGTCGGCCTACCGCCATGTCTTGGTCGAGTTCGACAAGAAGGCCAAGGACGAGCAGATCGCCATCTTCCAGCAGTCCAACCTGCCCATCAGCCTGCTCGTCGACTCGGGCGGCAAGTCCGTCCACGCCTGGGTGCGTGTCGACGCCCAGACCAAGGAGCAATGGGAGGAACGCCGTAATACGGTGTATGACTACCTTTCGGACCACGAACCCGACCCGCAGAACAAGAACCCTTCCCGCTGGAGCCGGCTGGGGGGCATCATGCGCGGCGAGAACGAGCAAAGAATAGTGGCGTTCAAGATTGGTTCGCTGGACTGGGACGAGTTCATGGCGTGGCGGGAAGGTCAGGACTTTCCCGAGGAAGTCACGACCGACATCCTTGAGAACTACGACGTACTGAACGACCCTAACACGGTCATCGGCCACGGTCGTTGGTTGCAGAAGGGCGGCTCGCTGCTGATCACCGCGCAGTCCGGCATCGGCAAGTCTTCCTTCGCAATGCAGATGGCCATGTCATGGGCTTGCGGACGGGAGTTGTTCGGCATCCCGGCGAAGCACCCGCTGAAGATGGGCGTCCTCCAGGCGGAGGGCGACGTCGGCGACATGGCTCAGTCCTTCCAAGGCGTCATGTCTGGCATGAGGATGAATAACGACGAGAAGGCGATGGTCAGGCAGCACCTGCATTTCTTTAACGAGTCATCAAAGCGCGGCTCAGATATCATTCAGCTCGCCCGTAAGATTATCGTCCGGCATAAGTTGGACGTCATCGTCCTCGACCCGCTGATGGCCTACATCGGCGGCAACATCAATGACAACGTCGACGTGACCAACTTCTGCCGTGGCCTGCTGGAGCCGATGCTCAAGGAGACGGGGTGCATCGCCATCCTGATCCACCACGAAGGCAAGCCGAAGGCCAAGGAGGTCACGGATGGCCAGACCTTCTCGGATATGATGTACAGCGGTACGGGCGGGGCGGAGTTGGTTAACTACGTCCGTGCCGTGCTGAACATCCGTCGGGAGTCGAAGGACTTGCCGGTGTTCTCATTCAACCTATCGAAGCGCGGCAAGGAAGCCGGGATGCGGACGCCTGACGGCAAGCCTACCCTTGTCCTGAAACTCAAGCACTCGGACGACCGGGTTTTCTGGGAGGTCGCCCCCTTGGCCGGCGGTTTCGAGCTGCTCAAGGTCGGGCAGCAGTATCGGCACTTTGAGTCCAAGCCCCGCCTGAGCCGGGGGGCTTTGCTGGAGGAACTGGTGGCGGATCACAAACTCCAGCGCGACCAGGCGGAAGCCCTGATTAAGGCTATGGTGACCAACGGCATCATCGAACCCCGCAAGGTGGGGGCGGCGTTGTACTACCAAGGCACCAAATACGACGCCTAAAGACCCCCCGAGAGAAACCATCGTCGAGAGGGCCGAGGGGTACTAAAGGACGACTCCCCCGTACCTTTCGGCAGAGGGGGGAGCCATTATGGGTTTAGCCCCCTGTCAATACCACCTAGGAAGCCCGTGGCGGCGTTTTCTTCCGTAGTCTGACTACTACTGCCAACCCGACCCCCAGACAGCCTACGCCCAAAGCCCAGCCCAAGTCCCGGCAGGACTGAAGGGCGAGGGTGGCGGTGGACATATTCCGCTCCAAGTCCTTGGAGTCTGACTTCAGCCCCCCGTCGGTCACCAGCATGACGAGGGCGTCGGTGTTCTGGAGCTGGTCTAGGACGAAGCCTGCGATCCAAGCCGACATGGCTGCGGCGAGGCCGGCGGCGACGACCAGGCCGATGACGGCGAAGAGCAGGTTGCTCTCACTTCCGTCGCTTGGAGGCAGGTCTTTTTTTGGCATCTTTTTTAGGGACGCCTACCTCGGCGTCGCCCTTCGACTTGATATACCTCATCAGGTAATCCAGACATTCTGGCGCGGCATAGCCGCTGGCACCCACGACGCCCATTTTTAGGCCGGCGTTTTGAATATGGTCTTGGATGCAATAGCCAACCAAGGCGGCGGTGATCGCAGCGGCAAGGACACGACGGATTACCCAGCCCAGCGAGACCGGCTCGGTACTGAGGAGAAGTCTGGCCACCATTGCCAAGCCCCCTAGGACTCCCGCTATGACGCCGTCTTTGACCTCCCTAGGGATGTCGTCGGGATTGAGAGGTGCCGCACTCACGAAATCTTGGGGGGCTTGGCGTTAGGGGCGAGCAGGACACGGCGGTAGTCCTGATTCCAAAGGACGTCGGCGAGGTCTTTGCCTGCGCGGTCGACTTGGGCTTCCGAGAGTTCTGGGAAGGTCAGGTGAATCTGCTCATGGCAGAGGACTTCCAACTGCCGCTTGGCACCGAGGCGGGGGTCAATTTCAATCAGCCCTTCGCCGATGGTAGCCTGACCCCAGGCTCGCTGGCGACCGAGCTTGACCCACTTGACCTTACTCTTTTGGCGGCGTTTCGTCATGGTCGTTAGAGCGTACGGAATCCCGTACCTTGTCGGCGAGCCACCAAAGCCCGAGGCCGGCGGCGATCAGCAAAGTGGCCCCGGCAATGTACTCAAAATACGGGCTATCGATTATGAACGGCACCGCGCCGCAGAACGCCCCGCATAGCAGGAGGGGGATGCCGATTTTCGGGCCGAGGAAGGCGGTGGTCAACGCACCGATGACGGCGAGTCCAGCACCGACGAGCGTCCACGTCTGGGCGGAGGCGTCCTTCTTGACCCGTTCGATTTCGGCTTGGAGTTCCTTGATACGGCCATCCTTGAGGTCGGAGACGCGCTTGGCTTCGGCTTGGTCGGCTTCGAGCTTCTCCCACGCCTTGTTTACGGCGGTGGCGAGTTTGCGTCCGAACTCCATTTGCTTGGCGTAGTCGATTTCGCTACCCTTGGCTGCGCGAGCCATGCTGAAGGCCACGTCCGCCTCCGGGGGTGGGGGCAGATAGGACTGGGCTAGGCGGGACTCGGCGACGACCACCTTGGGCTTGTCTGCGTTACGCTCGATGGCGACGAGGGCGGCACCTACCCGGTGATCCGTCTTATCCAAGTCCTTACCGAGGGTGGCGACGGCGTCGGGCTTGGTCGGTGCGTCCGGCTGCTTAGGCAGCGGGGCGTCTACTGGCTTGGACGACTTGCAACCAGCCAGAGCCGCCAAGGCGATGACCAGAAGAAGCCGCATAGTCTTATCGACCCTTGAGGATGTCGAGCAGGCTCTTGCCTTTCGCCTCGATGGCGTCGGCCTTGGCCTTGTGCTTCCGCATGACGAGCAGTCCCGTGACCAGGCCGGCGATGAAGGAGAGGATGGCGAGGATCATGTTAGTTAAAATACTTAGTAATTTGTTGAAGGAATGAATCTCCGTTTTTCACATATAAATTTCGTCCGAGACCCCCATCAGTAATGTCACCGTTCCAAATAATTACCCCGGGAGTTTCGTTGTTATTCAACCCAAACGTATAATTTCCATCGGTAAGTATAAATCCATTTGAGAAACTACGAATTGCCGAATCTGGACCCGTATGGTAAACCGTCGTCTGGTTGTAAATAGAATCGTAAGACCAAGACGTAATGTAATTAAAATAATTAAAAATAAACCAAATCTTTTCTAGGCTAGGATTATTGGGAATTGATCCCGGGGAACCTGCGGCGGTGTATTGCGTAGTACCATCTCCGAACATGATTCCGTTCGTATCGACCTTCAGCGCGGCGTTCGCATCCGGGGCGACGCCGATGCCGACCTTGCCGAACTGATCCACGGCGAAGCGGGTCGAGTCTGGGGTCGTGCTGTCCTCGACTTCGATGGCGTTTGCCGTTCCGAGCTGAGTGACGCGCAGGGCGGCGGTCGATGAAGAGGTCGTGTTGATGACCATCTGGCCAGTAAACGTGTTGAACTGGTTCAGGACGGCTAAGTTGTAATTAATCCCGCCAGTCCGATAGGTGATTTTAGGGGAGGCAGCGTTTGAAATCCACAGGTCTCCGTTCATTGCCGAAGCCGGTGCAGAGTCGCATTGCCCTCCGAGGTTCACGCTCGGGCTTGATGCCGAAATCGTGGCCAAGTTGACCTTGCCCGTGAACGTAGCCCCGGAGAGGTTGGCCTTGGCGTTGAGCGCGGACTGCAAGTCCGTCTGCGAGCTGAGAGTGCCGGTGATCCCGCCCCAGGCCACGGAGGTCTGCGGGGTCACGCCGCCGACGTTGATAACCCACGCCGAGTACGTTCCCGATCCCGTGTGATGGTTCACGTCCACCGTCATCGCGCCCGTGCCGGAGTTGTACGTCAGCACCTCGCCGTGCATATGGTTCGAGGAGTCGAAGGAAATGGTGACGTTCTGCGTCGGCGTGTACGACAAGCCCGTGCCGACGGTCAGGGACTTCGTGCCGTTGCCAATAGTGAGGCTCGTCGTCGAGGTCGTCAGATAGCGGTCGCCTGGTACGAAAGTCTGCCAGTTGGCGGCGTAGTTAGCCGAGCTGGTCTTCGTCAGAACCTGACCAACAGTTCCAGCGACGGGAAGGCCATTGGTGGCCGTTCCAGTAAACGCCGTCGTCTGAGACGTGGAGTCAGGGAAGGTGATTGAACCGTTCTGAAGGACAAGACCCTGAGTCATGTCCAAGTAGTTCGTCAGGATGCCGTCGCCGATGAAGACTTGATTCTGGCCTAAACCTGCGTAGCCCCCAGCAGCGATGGAGATAGATTCAAAGTTCGGATTCGGGCTGATGCTGACGGTCTGGGTTACTGAGTCGTAAGCCAGCGGCGCGGTGGCGAAAGCGATGCCAGAGGTTCCAGGGACACCCTGCGGGCCTTGAGGGCCAATATCGCCTTGGTCTCCCTTATCGCCCTGCGGGCCTTGGTCTCCCTGATCGCCCTTGTCGCCTTTCGGGCCTTGGTCGCCTTGGATACCCTGAATGCCTTGAATACCTTGGATGCCTTGGTCACCTTGGTCACCCTTGTCACCTTTATCACCCTTTTCGCCTTGGATACCTTGGATGCCCTGAATGCCTTGGATGCCCTGAATACCCTGATCGCCTTGGTCACCCTTGTCCCCCTTCACGCCTTGGATACCCTGAATGCCCTGCGGGCCTTGAGGGCCGGTCGGGCCGGCGGGGCCAGCGAACTGGACTTCAAAGGCGGCTTGGTCGTTGATGCTGATCGTGAAGGACATCAGTTAGAAACTTTGTTAGGGGTGACGTTGGGCAGAATCTCCAGGCGGACGGTGGCCGAGTAGAAGACGTCCGTGGTATTCTCGTAGAACTTGATATCCCAGTAGGCCGTGCCGGGGTGCCATTCCTGCGTCTGGTTGTAATAGACGGTGAAGGTCGTGGGGCTGGTGATGGCCACGTCGAGGTAGAAGAGCTTGTTCCGGGCGTCGCGCAGCGCGGTGACGATGGTCACGCCAGTCAGGTCAGCAGGCCAGCCCGGTTCGGTCGTATAGGTTCCGGCACCGTTGAAGGTTACCCCCTGCTTGAACTGATGTTGGGTGCAAGACATGGTTTGCCGTTTGGGTTTAGCCGTATGTCAATACCCCTTAAAAGGGTCAGAACCCCGTCAATTTACCGATATCGTAAATCTCAGTCCCGCCTGGGGGCTGATCGGAAAGGGTCTGTCCGCCTTGGTTGGGGTCGTGAGCGTCTGCCGTAATAATGAACGTCCCGATGTCCGTATCCAATGCCTCCCCTACGAGCTGAAGGAAGTCATGGTTGTCGACTGTCTTGTTTGGGTATTGAATGCCAATGCTCCACCCGGTGTAAATGATAGGGGGTTCTGGGACTTCCTGACTGTTATTGGAAATGGTATAGTATGGCGGAGGGCCGTATGTATCTTGACGGAATAGGGAGCCGCTATCCCATTTGAAGAACTTAGGAGGACTTGCTACGCTCAAAGGCCATTGCCTTGAGAATTCTGTATATGATGCGTTCCAAGTGAATGCGTTAAGCACAAGCGGAGAGCGCATCGAACCCCAAGTCGGCCCTGATGGGTTGAACCCACCTACCTTTGGCCCGCCAATGCGGGAGGCCATCAGACTCCCGCCCAGTAGTAACGGGCGGTGTCCGTGCCGATCTTAAGACGCTCGGCCCAGACAGAGCCGGAGATTGTCTGGTCGACGGTGAAGGTATCGGGGTCGCCGACGTTCCGCGCCATGCCCATGAGGATATAAGCATACTCGTCCGTGTCCGTGAGGGCGGTCGGGGACTGGACGATGGTCGGGTAGTACACGTCCGTAACGTCCGTGACTGGGAAGATGGGGTTGTTGGAAGCATACGCTTCCGTTCCCATGCGGAGGTAGATGAAGGTGTCGCCCGTCGTGAGGAAGTCGATGGTAGCGGGGAGCAACATCCCCGAGCCTGGTTCATCAAGCGGCACAAGGTTGTTGGCCATGCCCGAGCAGACGTTCGCACGGAAGAGGAAACTCTCCCCGCTGGCAACGGTGAACGGGTGGAACTGGAACGGATGCTCGCAGGCGTTGTCGTCCTGATTCGCGCAGCTCGCCGGGATGAGGTAAGAGTAGTTCAAGGAAGTCCAGTCAGCGGGGCCGATGAATTCTTGGAACCATTCTTCCGTAACTGGCGTAATCTCCTCGAAAGCGTTAAGGTCATTGGAATTGACGATATCAGCCCATGCCTTAGGCTCCGTGTTCTTATTCAGGTTGTACGGGTCGTTGGTCTCGTTCAGATCGTCCTGATTGCACAAAGTTGTTCCGTTGAACAGGCACGGAATCTGGAGGTCGATAGGGCCAAGGATGTGTTGGTCGATGGTAAGTATGATACCGCCAGAAGTCGGGTCTAATACCGCAGTCACGATGCCGATGAGTTTGACCGAGTATCCCCACTTGACCGGGTTGAACCAAGTCGTGTGGCAGTTGCCCCAGTCGCCAGAAAGGCCGGTCGACGTGGCGTCGTAGCCGGTCATCTTATGCATATTCGTCTTATTGACGTACTCCGACGGGCCGGTCTCCGAGAAGATGGTATTCTCGATGGAGTCTCCAGACTTGAAGATGGACACGAAAGGAACCTCGGCATTCAACAGCGCGGAGTCGGTGTCGTCGTTCGACTGGTTGATGTCGAACTTGCTGATCGTGACGTAATAGGTGCCAGCCGAACCGATGTTATAATAACCGTTGGACTCCATCCAGATGGTGCCTGTATCAAGACCCTGCGTAGCCGTTACGCCCGTTCCTAGGACAGCCGTCTTGAAGAGCCAAGCCTGACGTTGGTCGCTGTGACCACCTAGGCGTACCCGGGGCATATTGCTCTGGGTGAAGTTGACCGTCCCTTTGGCCAGCTTGAGTTTCTGGGCGAAGACGCCTGGGCTGATCTCGATGCTAACGACCTCCAACTGGTACTGCTGGTAGAACGTAGCCGCCGCGCCGCTGCCGTCCTGCTGGTAGACTTGATTAGGAATGCCGTAGGCCACTCCTCCTCCCGTAGACATGAACTGCACATCGTTCGACATCATCGGACGAGACTTGTCCGCAGAGCCAGCGAGCAGGTTCAGCTTTGATGCTGAAAGCGGCTGACCCGGCGCGAACGATCCGTCCAAAGAACCGCTGTTGAATCCAGTCAGAGACCTCATGCGACCATCGTTGGGTAAACGTCAGGATCCCAGCCGGAAATGCCAGACATGGTGAAATCCATCGTGACTTTGTAAATTCCTCCGAACTGCTCGACCGAGCAGGAGGTAATCAGGAAGCCTCGGTTAATCTTGGAATCGTATAAAGCCGTGTACTGGAAGTTGCCTGAGTAACCGTTGTCTTTAGCAAGTTTTCGGTAAGCCTCAGGCATACCCATGCTGGTTCCGTCGGTGCAATATCCGACATAAGAAGCAATATCCAAGGCTGCGACCTCGCTGGCCATGTACCAGAGTCCGCGCAGCGTCAGGGACGGCTTGTAGTAGTTCTTGATGCCAGCCTTGATGTTGATGTTGCCGGCAGCGTACTCTGCTGGGTCTTGGTTGGGCAGGAAGCCCACGAACTGCTGGCCTTGGGTTGCACCATTATTGGCTACCTTGGGGGTCCATAGTGCGCGGTTAGGATTAGTGGCAACATTAGGATCCCAGCCAGAAGCAGAAGGGAATCCGGCAAGCACATTACCAGGCGAGATTGAAATGCAGTTCCTTACGAGGAAGTTAGGGTGATGCTCGATGGGTTCTGATGCGGTGGCACCAGTCATTACCATCTGCATATTGCTGAACTGTCCGCTATTTACATTAGGATCGATGCCACAGAAATCTGCCGTAACGGTTACGACGTCCGCCTTTTCATAAACATAATTGGCCTTCCAAAGTTTGAGCTGTGCTAGGCTGCTCGGCGTAATCACTCCGACTAGGCTTTGAAACGTGGTTCCTTTGGCGAACGTGTTCGTGAATCCGGGGAGTTGGCTGTTCGTCCACTTGAACTTGACTTGAGCCTGGATAAGGCCGAATCCGTCCGACTCAACCTGCCACCCGGGCTGGGCGATAGGGTTAATCAGGTTGTTACCGTATCCGATTCGTGTAGGGGAAGCCATTATCGTGAAAGTTCGTCAGGGGTGCGGGGGGGTGGTTCGTCTCTAGGACGGGTATGTTCGGCGGTGGCCTCGGTGGCCGTTGCGATCCGTTCAAGGGGGGTGAAGGCCACGGCTCCGAAGATGTCGCCGCCGCCCATCTGCTGCATCTGGGAAGCCGCGCCGGCTTCGGCCATACCAAAAGGGGAGAGGACTTTGCCGTTACCCTTGAGCTGCTTTCGGATTTCCTTTTCGGCTTTTTCACGATCTTCGGGGTCAAAACCCTTAAGCACGAATTTCACGAGTTCTTCGTTGGTCATGTGCTTCGGAGCATTCTCCATCCTCCGCTTAACCTTATCTTCTAATGATTCAAATGGGTTCCAAGAACTAAGCGTAAAAATGTTTTTCATATCAGACATCCAGCCTTCGACTTGTTCTACGAATCCGCCAAACATATCAATTGCAATATTTTCAAACGTTCTTCCCCAGTTATCCATGTCATTCTTAAGCCTTCCGAGAGCAGATGTCGCGCCTGGGTCTGCTTTTTTGTAACTGCTTGCAGCGTCGTCGATGGCCCTAGAACCAGCCTTGATGATGGGTAGAAGGTCTTTGAAAGCATCGCCGAACATTTTGGTGCCGTAGTAAAGCAGCGTGGCTTCGTCCGTGCCGGCGGCATAGGCATCTGCCAGCATCTTCATCGCCTTCTGGTGATTGAAAGTACCGTTGGCCACCTCGTCCATCCCGACTCCCATCTTGGCGAGGATGTTGGTCAGCTCGCCGCCCTTGATGCGAGCCTCGCCCATGCGGCGCGTGAACTCTACCGAAGCACTTACCATGCCCTGAAGACTTACTCCAAAAGCCTTGCCGATTGCTTCTACAGTGCGAACCTGATCGATTGAAAGACCAGTCGTCAAAGATGACAACCTGATGGACTGAGCGTAGTCGGCGATTTCCTTAACTTTTGCCAGCGCGGCAGAAAGCATTCCACCGAAGGCGTCGAAGAAAGCACCGATGACGCCACCGATAGGGCCACCAAGAAGACTGCCGATGCCCATGCCAGAACTGAGTTGTCCGGCAGCGGCGTTAAAAGGATTCTTACCCGCCTGGACAGAACCAGCAAGACCTCCGAGTTTCTTACCCGCGCTGGCAAGACCTTTCTCCAGCTCGCTCTGGTCTAGTCCGATTGTTAGATCAAGGTTTGCCATCGGTGTCAGGGTAGGTTGTTCGCCTTTTTGTAGGCTTCAATACGGGCGTCGAAATTCTCTAAATCTTTTTCTTCCTCGGTGGATAGGATTTCCAGCTTTGATCCGTTGTAGATTGCGCTGGCTACGGACATCCATACGGCTTCGCCTTCCGGCATCGTCCATGCCTCCTCCAGGCTGACTCCATTACGGCAAAGGTTAGAAACGCAGGAAAGGGGGAAGGGAATTGCTTCATACTTCTTAACGCCCTCCTTCTCCTCCTTTTTCCAGAACTTAGGGTATGAAAGGGTCAATTTGATGCAGCCGAGAATCGTACCCACGCAGCGCGAGTAGTACTTCTTGCTGATCGCCATCCGGGCGATGTATAGTTTTTCGATAAAGGACAGAGGACGGGCCATCTCCTCCTTGTCGTAGGTCGACAGAATCCGCGCCGCCATGACGA